CCGCCGGCGTCTGACTCCTTCCGTCGGCGGCCTGGTCGTCAATCACTCTTCGATAGCTTCCAGCAGCTGTGCGACACGGTCAGGATCAGCCCGGCGGATGCCGTGCAGAATCGTTGTGTGGTCACGGTCGAGCTCGGCACCAATGTCAGCCAGGGTCAGGTCGTACTGGTGATACAGCACGGCCATGATCGGGTGGCGGGCGGCGACCACAGCGGCTTTGCGTGACGGTGACAGCAGCTGCTTCACCGGGACGTTCCACAGCTCGGCGGCTGCTTTGACGACGTGCGGCACCGGGTCGTCATAAACGGGTTCGTTGATGTAGTGCCCGCACTTTGTGCACCATTCCATTATCGGCCTGCCTTCTTTCGGACTTCGTCCCAGTTCGTGACGTACCGGAAGCGCTGCGCTGAGCGGTCGAGGGTGATGTGGTCTCTGCTCGGTTCGAGGTCGAACAGCGGGCCGAACTCGTCGATGGCCTGGCGTTCTCGCGACGGTTCGCCGTGCTCGACTTGCCATTTGACGTACAGCCAGCCCCAGAACAACGTCAGCACGACGAGGCCGGCCAGGACGACGAAGAACACGCCGCCGCTACTCATCGCCGGCTCGATGCTTAAGGATGCGGGCTCGTTGCCGATACGGGGTGCGAATGTTGTCGCCGTGAACGTGCACGCCTCGGGCGGCTGCCATGCGTTCAGCGTGGCTGCGTGCTGGCGGCGCGTCGTTGAGCTCAATACGGGCTCGTTTCATGCGTTTAGCATGTCGGTCAGTTGGTCGGGTCACTTTTTGTGCCTTTCTGGGTCTTGTAGATATTTGATGATTTGGTCGGCGTGTTCGGGCCGCACGATCGCTGAGCCGATGGTGTCGGAACGCATGAGTGCGTCCATCCAAACGTGCTGTTCGGGTCTGACACGGCCGATCTCGGACTTCAGCTCGAGGAACAGCACTCTTGGCGGTTTGACGAGGACCAGGTCGGGGAATCCAGCGACGTTGCGGCGGCTGTCGTTGTCGTGAAACACGAGCCAGCCGTGCATCTCGGCGGCGTCGGTCAGCAGCTGCTGTAGTTCAGCCTCGGTCACGACGCTCGGACACGAGCAGCCACAGCAGCCCGGCAGCTTGCACGACAAGCGCAGCAGCGAGGATTGCCCAAACGGTCCACCAAGTCACGGTTTCGGTGCCTCGTTCGCTACGACAGCGTCGACGGCCTCTTTGATCGCAGCCGGCAGGTCGTGGAAGTGCACTCGCTGCGTTAGCTGCCACCAGGGCGTTTCGATCTCGAGCTCGTACACCATGAACTCGGCGTCGAAGTCGCGTGCCGGCCATACGTTAATGCCGAGCGTTTTCTTCATTTGAGCCCCCATACGATTGCTTTGCGGCCGGTGCGGGTCGGTTGCCGGCGGCCAGTGTCAATGATTCGGCCAGCGGTGACGAGCTCGCTGCGGCGGGTTCGGATACCTGACACGGAAACGGGTGAAGCGGTTGTAGCTGCGATGTCTTGGCACAGTTCTTCGTCGGTCATCGGGCCGTTGGCCTGGAGCGCGTCGAGGATGCGTGCTTGGGTGCTGGTGATGGTGTCGACGGTGACGCTGGCGGCGGCTTGGTGCGACGTTGTCGGGTCGGTGTTTCGTGCTTTTGGTGCTGTGTGCAGATACACGACTTTGGGGTGGTATTCGTCGCACCAGGTCAGGTGACGGTTTTCGCCGCCGCAGTTATGGCAGATCATGCGGCACCCGCTTGTCGGTCGAGGGCACGGTCGAGCCGGTACTGGTCAGCGCTCCAAAGGTGGGTGCCAACCCCGATGCGGGCGGCGCAACGCTTCAGCGAGTCGCTAACTGCGTCCTTCATGCGTGCGCCGTCGTGCGGCCAGTTCTCGGGACGTTCACAGTCGCCGGCGTCCTGCACCGTCGTGGTGCGGCCGTCGATCTCGACGGTGAGCTCGCCGATGACGCCGCAAATGTGCCCGGTGTCAGCGTCACGAATCTCGCGCACGATGCGGAAGTCGAACGGGCCAACGACGGCCAGCAGCTTTTCGACAACGACGCTGTGTTTGACGTACGAGCCAAAACCAGTCGGATTCTTTTGGACCAAAGACTGCGGAAAGGGTTTGGCGAGCTGTTGCAGCTGTTCGGTCATGAGCAGCTCCCAAAGCACGTTGCCGGGTCAAAAGTGACGTCGATTAGCATGACCACGGCCAGGACGCCGGCCACGATCAATACTGCGATGGTAAGGGCGTCGAGTAGGCGGCTCATCGGCTGGCCTTCTCGGCGTGCGAACGGTGATCGGGCCGCAGAATCATCGGCGAGCTGTCGTACTCGAGGACGATGACGTCTGACACTTCGTCGAGCGATGGCAGGACGTAGTCAAGCGGGTTCACGTCTTGAAGGCCGTAGTCCTCAACAGCGATTGTCAACGTGATCTTTGCGTATTGCATTTGTTTCTCCAGTCTGTGCCCGGTTGGGCGAGTGTTATCCAATCAGACTGTGGAGAACTCGTCAAGGATCAGACAATGCGCACGTCACCAACGGTGCCCTCGACGACGTCGACGGTGACGGAACCTGCCCGGCGTGCACCGGGGCCGGCTGTCTCGGCGTACTGCGGGCTGCCGGCATCCTCGGTCGGGCATTGAATCCAGGTCCGAGGCCCGAGCCATTCGCATCGGAACGAGTGAAAGTGGCCCGAGATGAGCAGGTCAGCGGCACCGATTGGGCGGTGATTGCCTGCCTGCTTGTCGTGCCATGCCTGAGCTTTACCCTGCCCGCCGACCTGGTGCCCGTGGAACAGACCGACACGCAGCCCGTCGACCTCAACGCACACCGTCAGGTCGTCGCCGGGCACGGCCCACGAAAGGCCGGCGTACTGCTCGAGGTCCATGCAAGCCCAGCGGCAATCGTCGATCGCTGCGACGTCGACGTTGTCACCGACGATTGAGTCACGTTTGCCGTGCCGGTTCTCGCCGTGATTGCCAGGCACAGCAGCGACGGTCACCGTTTCGGCAAGGGTGCTGGCTTTGTCGATAATCGCCATCGCGGCCTCACGCACGACGGCGCGTTGTTCTCGGTCGGTCATCTCGACGCTGTAGAGCTGCTGCGCGCCGTAATGATTCGGGCTGCATGACTCGACCAGGTCGCCGCCGAACGCAATCAGGATCTCGCCAGGCTTGCCGGCCTGCCGCCATGACTGCTCAAAGCGTGCCGGCAGCTGGCCGAGGCTGTCCAAAACGTGCTCGATCGTGCCAGCTTTGCCGACCTGCCAATCCGACGTGGCCCATACCTGCCCGCCAGGAGCCGCTGAGAGCCTCTGTGAGCGTTTGCGGCGTCGTAGCGTGCTGATGAGGTCGTCGAGGTCACCGAACGCTTTAGAACGGCGCACAGCCGTGATGCGGTAGTACCAGCACCACTCGCCGCTGCCGGCTTTCTGCTGCCACTTGCGCACCTGCAAGCTGCCGGGCTTGATTGCCCACTCGCCAGCGTCAAGCCGCATCTCGGCGAGGATGGTCGCCTCGTCAGGGTCGATCGCTTCGGTCGTGGCAAGGCCGGTGAACTCGGCCACTCCGGTTTCGTGATTGACCAAATGCCCAGGTTCCCAGCCCGGCGGCGGCCGATCGGGGCCGTTACGGTGCGCCGTGAGCCGCGTGAACTCTTCAGCGGCGGACATGGTCACGCCACCTGACGACCGACGAATAGCCCATGTCGATACCGACGGCTTCGAGGCTGCGCTGGATCATTGCGATGTTTGGGTGGTCGTCGTCGAGCGCTTCGATGATTGCGGCGAGCAGCTCGGGGTCGTTGGCCTCGAGCTCGCGGCTGACAGCGTGAAAGTTGGGCCGCCGGCTCGGCACCATCGTTTCGCGAAACTGGTCTGCCTTCGACACGCTGTTCTCCTGATGTTGATTTGACGCTAACCGAGCAAAGCGTTCCAGGTTTTCGGGCCGACAATGCCGTCGACGACCAGGTCGGCGTCGGTCTGGAACATGCGCACAGCTCGGTCGGTCTTGCGACCAAAAATGCCGTCGGCACGGCCGGCCGGGTAGGACTTGTCGACCAAGAATTGCTGCAAGCTCTTGACGTAGATCCCTCGGTCACGGCGGCGCAGCACAGACTGGCGAAGCTCGGCGATGTACGCAGCGATCTCCTCGAGCTCGTTGCGGGTGTCGGCCTTGAACGGTTTCTCTTTGCCGGCGGTGTAGCGGAACCACTCGAAACGGCCGTTGCGCATACGGCCAGGCTGCATGTGCCAATTTTCGGACCGGACGGTGGGTTTCATGCCGAACGTGTCGATGATCTGGTGCAGGCGTGCCCAGCTCAAGCCTCGGCCGGTGATGCGCAGGTCGACGGCCATGCCGTAGCCGTCGCAGCCGGGTGCGTTCTGCTGCATGTGGTATGAGCCACGGAATCCCGAGGCGAGCTGACGGTCAGGGTTGGCTGCCAGGTTGCCACGGCCTTGGCGATAGAGGTCATACAGGCGTCGCTGGTCGGCGATGGTGCGCACGCCTGACACGATCTTGACTTTGTCGGCGATCTCGGGATGCGCAAAGAACGCTTCGAGGCGTGTCCGGAAACGAGGGTGTAGTTCGGCGGTGCGTACCCTCGACGACGTCGTCGGCAGGTTCACGGTCCGACCTTGTCGAGATTGACGGCCGAGGGTGAGGCGTCACCGGCCGGGATGCGGCGGGCTGCGAGGCCTTTGACGATTACGAGCAGCGCTGCGCCGGCGGATGCTTTGACAGCGTCAGCGAGCGGCAGCTCAAGCAGCTGGAGCGAGTCGGAGCCGACAAGGCTTGCAAACGTCGCAGCAGCAGCCGAAATAGCACGCTCGACAAGGTCAATAAGAAAACGACGATCAAACATGTTTTGCATCCTACTCGGTGACGGTGCGGGCCTTCTTGAACCTCGAAGCAGCCACGCCGGCACCAGTCGCCAAAGCAGACGCAGCAGCAACAATCGAGGTCAGGTCCAGGGCGGCGTCGTCACCAGTGGCGGGTTCTTGAATGATGACAAACGTATTGGGTGGGCCGCCGGCGGTGTAATACGACAACGGAACCTGCTCGGTGTCCTGAGCCGCCACAACGACAGCCAGCAGCACCAGCGAAACGACGATCCCGGCGAACAGCACCAGCACCACGGCTATTCCGGCGGGTGCTCGGCGTGCCATTCCAAATGCCCGTCAATACGGTCTTCGATTCGGTCGAGGGAGCGTTTGACGTCAGCGTGATCGGCTCGGAGCTCGCCACGGGTGCGGAGTAGGGCGACCAGAATCGAGGCGACGCCGCTGATGCCGGCAGCGCCGAGCGTGCCGATCACGACGTACGCCTCGGCGCTCATGCTTCTAGGGCGGCGACGCGTTGCCGCAAAAACTGACACTCGGCGATCAGAATCGGGACGATTTTGCTGTAGTCCAGGGCTGCCGGGACGTATTCGTCC